GGCGTTAAAACGGGGTATAAAAAACCGTTATTCCTGTTGTTGATTCGTGTTGATGTTTTTTTGTTTATGTATTCGGCTCCGCGTCTTGAGTTGCATGGCTTGCACGCTGGGACATAGCCGTCTTGTATTGTGCCGCCTGCATCTGACTCTACGAGGTGGTCTAATTCGGTTGCTTCGGCGCGTCTGCACCAATGACACACTGGTTGATCGCGAAGTAGTTCTTGTCGTGCGTGTTTGTATTCTTGTTTGTTTCGTTCTCTGTTCGCTTCCATGTTTTAAGACCTACTAGCGCGCGCTGTCGCGCTTGCTCTCAAGTTGCTGTGAGTGTGTTGCATGTCGGGCTCGAGTCTGTTGAGTTTGTTTGTGGTATGTCATGTGTAAGCGTAATGCAAGACAGACCCCTGAAGAGCCCCCCGTCCGTTGCCACACTGGACTCCCTAATCAATTCCTTTACTCACTGCGCTTCGACGCTTTGCCAATCCCTTTCGTGTTGCAGGTTTTGGACGCGCCGATCTAACCAAGTTCCCTTGGATTAGCCCCGTCACTTGCGAAGGTGATACGACCTTGATGCTTGCCAGTTGTAGAAGTGTTTAGCGATGTCTTTTTTTATCTGACCTAATCATCAGGATCGCCCATATTACTGTCGCGCTAAGAAGCGCCCCGACTGTCTTGCTCATGCTTGGTTCTCGGGAAACGCTCGGCGCAATGCTTCGTGCGCTAGGTACAGCTCATCGGTCAAGCGCTCAACTTCTTTTTGTAGCCAGTCGCGCTCGCGTGCAATAGCGCTCATGTGATCGTGCAAGATGCCGTAATCCTTGTCGCTGTAATAGGTCATAGTTTTAGCCTGTCAATCAGTACCCGGCACTGTCCCGACGACAATGTCTCCACGACTACATCGTCCACGCCAAGAGTCTTGTGAATGAACTCAAGCAGCTGGAAGTCATCCCATGCTTTACCTCGAGCAAGCGACTTTAAGAAGGCGATCTGCTTAGGTGTAGCGCCGCCGAATGTGTCAGGTGCAGGAGTGCTATTCACGCGGTTCACTTTTGACATCTCTTCCATACTTGCGCGCTCCCCAGTGTGTCCCAGCGGCCCATTTGAGATGCACCTTCCGATTGAGCTCGTCTCTCCGTTCTCAACAAAACTTGTCTTATTGACAGGGCTTGAGTTAAGTACCTCTTCGGCGAAGCCTGTCGAGATGAGCCTTCCGTCGTTGTCGTACGATGAGCACTTAAAGAGCACCGTAGAAGCGTCGTAGTGCACCATTTCAGTCACGATCTGTCCGTGTGGGTAGGCAGTCCAGAAGCGTTCTAGGCGCTGTGCAACGGTCTCGTAGAGCGATAGGTCAAAGTGTGCCATTAGCGCGCCTTCCAAACGATCGCCATGTTGCCTGCAAGCGTTGGGCGCTCTAGGTCGGTGGCGTAGACGAACTTGTCTTTGACTAAGGAGCCCCGGGTGGGTCTGACAGTGTTGCCCGAGATGCCCAGTGCGCGCTCGATCTCTTCATCGGTTGCGCCGCCTGATTGCTTGAGGTATTCATATACGCGCCTACGCTTTGAGCCCGATTTAGGCAGAGCGTTTAGAGCTGCGATTACCGAGGTCGGTTTTGCGCTTGGTGAGATGATGACGGTGTTGCGATCAATGGCGATGTCTTCACGGTATGCACCAAGTCCGCGTGAAGGTGCGAAGAGTTGGAGATCATTCATGTTGTGATCCGTTGGAAACGACGACTTCGCAATTCTCTACTGCCAACACTTGCATAGATTTTGAATATTCTTTCGCGCCAAAATAGGCAGTGTCTTTTCGTTCGGCACAAGCCATAAGCACATTGAGCAACCATTCGCCCGCGTTGAGATCGTCGGGTTCGTGGTCGTGCATAGCGACTAGAAGAGTAACTTTTTGGAGTTGAGTGTTTGGTGTTTCTACTTTTTCGCTCATGTCGGGTTCCTTTTGGTCGGGTTTATTGGTTTAACTTTATTGCATGCTTTGAGGTCTGGGTGACTCCAAAGAATCTTGGTTGGGTTTGTGGCGTGCGGTGTGCCGTGCATTTCTAGTCCACACTTCTTACAAGTTATTTTGTGCATGTCAGGATCACATTAATTGCGGCTCGAATCACTGACGCATTAAAACGCGCCTGCTCTCCGCCTGCTTCCATGCTTGCTTCGTACATGATCGCCAACTCATCAAGAAGAATGTTGTGCGAATGTTTTGGTGCGGGTACATGATTAGGTCGCACAATGTCGTCTATGAATTGCTTGAAGACTTTGTTGTATTTGTCGCTGTAAGTTTCGGGATACATCTGTCGGGTCTCCTCTGTGATGCCTGTCTCGGGATATTGCTGTTCGGTCACTGTGGAAGGTTCCAAGGTGTCCAAGATGAATTATGCCATATCGCAAGACCTGCGATGAGGTTTATCTTCGGATCAAACAATTCGTCGCACACTGACAGGATCCCTTTCGCTTGTAGCCAACCTTGAGGCCAGTATGCCGAAGGGGTGCACCAGAATCCGTTGATCTGCATGAGACCGTAGGAGCCGCCGTTCGTGTCGTATCGGTTGTAGGCGTCTTCGGTGCAAAGTGACTCACGGTATAGCACTCGAGAAAGGGTTGGCGATTCATCGGCAGACCAGCCAACCTTGAAGGCAAGATCGAGAGCTTGCGCGCATGTCGTTACTGGGAGAGTAGTGACAGGGGGCGTCACTACGCTCGGCAGTGGGGTCAATGGGATTGTCTGATATGAGGTTGAGGCACTGACTTTAGACATGCCTTCAGGCGGCTTAGAAGCGTCCCAGAGGAGCACAAAGGCGGCAAGTCCGAAAGTTACCCAAGCAAAGATTTTGATCGTTTTTTCGTTCATTGTTGAAAGCTCAATTCTGTAGGCACGCCCCAACTGTCGCCAGCCAAGGTTCGGAAGGCGATCTGGGCGCGAATGATTTTGTGTGTGTCTTCGTGTCTAAATATCTGGACGAGGATCTCTTGTCCGTTTTCAAGGTTGCACCGACCTACCTCGTAGATAAAGACTTTTGGTTCGGTCATAATTTCACTCCTATCGTCGGTACTTCGACCATAGGCGATCGGTATCCGCTATTGGGGGATTTCGCCGAACACTCTCTGAAAGGCTTGTTTTACAAGGGCTGGATTGTCTGCCATAGCAGGCGAGATCTCGTAATGGTGCCAGTCCCCCCCGGGGCTTCCCGTGAGTGTTGGCTTAGAATAGTTGCTCCACGCTTGTCGAGTGCACTGCCAGCCGCGTCCAAATTTTTGTGGGAAGTAATCCAGCACACATTCAAGACCAAGCGCGTTCGCGTTAGCAATAACAATGTTTAGGAAGGCGACTGCACCTTTGCGATTTGCTGTTGGGTACTTGTCAGTTTTGCGGTACGAGGCATCCCACGCGCGCCCTGTGGCGTGTACCGATAATGAGCCAGGAGTTCCCTTCATGTCGCGAACGCCCCAAGAGCCGTTATTCCAGATAGCACCGTTGGAGTATTTAACGGCCTGTCTGATCCATTCGTCCATGCCTGCGCGTGGGCCAGCTGCGGCACCGTCGGAGTTCCCTGTGTAAGGCTTACTTCCTACGACCTTTGGGTTTGCTGGAATAACGCTCATAATGCTGGAGGGTCTTTAGGTCGGTCTTTGAGTCCGTTGCCTGCGAGTAAGCCGATTAGACCGCCTGCGAGGGTCATTAGCATCGGTGACAGGACGCCCCATGCTTCGGCGTCGTTAGGGCTTTGCTCGGTAGGTTGCACGACAAAGAGTAAGCCGAAGATGAGTGATGCGATTGCCATGACGAACGATGCTGTAAGTCCGATTCCTACGATCAAGATTAGTCGAGCTTTGATTTGTTCGTTTGATAAGCGTTTGTCTGTGGTCATGGGCAGCGCCTTTCTAGTAGTCCGTTGGCTTTTGTGGTGTTGCAGTTTTCGCGTGTTCGGTCAGCACAAGCGGTCAGGACAAGTGCAAGTATGACGCTACTTAGAAGTAGGCGTCTCATCTTCACTTTCCAATGTCCAGCCTGTAGCAAGTAGATCGGCGTATTCTTCTTCGGTCATTTCGCGGACAAGTTCGTCTATTTGTATGTTTGGGCGTTTCATGTTGTTACTTTCTGTATCCCAAGACGGTAATAGTTCCGCCTGTGAATGTGCCTGTGTCAAAAGTGATCGTGAAGCCCGTGTAAGAGGTTTGGACATTGTGCCAGCCTGTGTACAAGTTTGCGGTAACTCCAGCGAGGGCTCGAGTGTCGTTGTAACTTCCGCTAATTGTTGTGCTTTTCGCCAAAAACGGGTTTATTAACTCAAACGACAAAGCAATAGTATCTGTGCTACTTCTGCCAATGTTAAACGCCGCACCGTTGCTTATGCCTGCCCCAGCAACCGCGCCAGTGTCGTAACGAATGTTCACATTGCCTTGATAGTAGGCAGTAGTGGATCCAGTAAGAATCATTGTGAGACCTGATGTTGTAGAGCCTGCGCCACCGCTAATAAGCACTTTGTAGTTGTCGTAAGTCGTGCTAAATGCGTTTGTCACGGCAACGCTTGAAACTGCGCTACCAATAGTTTGTGATTTAACAAATGCCAATCCGATGTTGGTTTGCAATGTTGTCATTTGCGCTGCGGTAAGGATTTGCCCAGCGGTGAAGGTTTGTTCAGCCATATTTCTATCCTAGGACATTGTCTTCGTCGAGTGTGCCATATACAGCGTCGTCCAAGATCAGCTCATAAACGATCGTGGTTGGTGCCGTAAAGTAGGTGACAGCGTGACCAGCCGACAAAGTGAGCCGATGCTCAAGACCCTCAATAGTTAGGTTTTGCGCAAACTGGGTTGGGCCTTCGGAAGTAGTAATTGACTTCTCAACATTGATAACACTGCCTACATCCAATAGCGCAAGTATGTCTTGATCAAGTGCAGGCGTGCCGGGGAACTCGGTGCCAATCGAGTTAAAGCGTGCTTCTGGGTTAGCGTTAAGAAGGTACTCGGCAAGTGTTAAAGCTGCGGCGTCGTTATGAACTAGCGAGTCTGTGATCGAGGTTGTTTGGATTAGATAGGTCGCTTGAGAGGTCAGGTCTTCGGCGACTTGTGGCGACGATGCTCCAGCGTGTGCAACTGATGCACGATTGACAACTGTGTCCGCTTGAAAGGCAATGTCAATCGCCGAGTAGCCGATCTTGGTTGGTGGGTTGGTGTCGTGGAACTCTGCGACAGGTACGCCTAGGACTTGCCCAATGCGCTTTTGGAAGGTAATAGTGCCTTCTCGATCCACAAAGATTCTGCCCTGCTCGGCGTCCATAATTTTATTGGCGTACCCTGCGACCGAGGTTCCGTTGGCAACTGTCCAAGCAGCTGCACCGCCAAGGGTCGCCACGCCTGTCTCAATGCTCCGTGTGCCCTGATAATTAACTTCTGGTAGGTCTAGAAGGTCGTCAAAACGATCGCTTGAGAGCTGCTCTGTGACATTCCATTCAGCCAAGAAAGTCTGCCCTAGTTGATAGGAGAAGTCGGCACAAGTGACGCTCACTGTGTCTAGACCGCCGAGATTGAAGGTGTAGTCAAAATTGATGATGTAACCGACCCATAAATATTCCTTTACGCCGAGCGAGTCGTATCGAGAGAAGCGAACTTTGCGAAGCGGTGCAAGCCCGGGTAGAGAGTCGTTCGGATCGTAATAGGGACTGCTTGTGTCGAAAGGGTTGAACACTCCGTCGGCGTAAGTGTCGTTCAAGGTGAAGTTCATTGTGCCATAAGGGAACTGGTCGCCAGTGTTCGCGCGTCCGCGTTTGGCTGTAAGACCGATCGTGCCGTCCATGACTGAGGCGTATTGATCGGTTCCGTCTAGGACATAATCGGTTGAGTCAAGTGTGCCTTTAGGATCGTCGTCCAATGTAAAGGCGTTCCAGTTGTACCCAGTATCTATCTCGAGGTCGTAGTTACCTGATCCGACTACTGCTACGCCTGCCATTACGCGACCGCTATGTTCGCTGGGCCGTTCTGTCTGTTGAATGCTCTGATCGCGTTCACGACAGCTGTGCCGATCTCTGCGCTTGAGCCGAGACCGCCGTTGATGTTGATCGTGTAGTTGCCCATTCCGTTATTGCGACCGTTGAGGGGCACCACTGCTTCGGGCCCTTTTTCGCCAATTATCGCCAAAGTTGCGCCGCCAGTGACGATGCCGCCGCTAGCCATTTTAGGAATGTTCATTCCGCCGCTTTTGGTTGCTTCGTCTCCGCCAACTCTGCCGATTTTGATTTCGCTAATGAAACCAATGTCAGGCAACAAAGGAAGCGCGTTATAGCCCTTGATAATTGCGTTGATGACTTTGATCCAACTGTTCGCCCATATCTCGAATACGCCGATGATGCCGTTCACGACAGCCTTAACGCCTGTGCTAAACCATTCAAACTTTTTATAAGCAATAACCAAACCAGCGACAAGCAAACCGACGCCGATCGCGATAAGGCTGAATGGGTTAAGTGCCATAGCGATATTGGTTGCCACGATTGCAGCGGCAACTAGACCGATAGCGGTAGCCATAAACAAGAACGCTTCTGGGTTGTCTTGTGCCCAGTTAGCGAACTTTTCTAGGTACGGCAAGACGGCCTCGACTACTGGAAGTAACGCCGCGCCGATTGATTCTTTAGTTTCGTCTAACTGATTTTTAAGGATCGCAAACTTGCCCGCTGCCGTGTCCGCTGCTGCTGCCGTTGCACCACCGAAAGTACCACCGAGGACAGCCATAACTTCTTCAAGGCTTGCGCCTTCTTTAATCATCGTCGCCATTTCTGGGGACAAGGTTCGCAATGCTTTGAAGTTTCCTTGGTATGCCTTAGCCAATGCGTCGGCGACCGTAGCGCTGTCGGTTCCTGTAGCGGTGCTGATGTCCATGACAAGGTTCATGTCGTTCATGGCAACGCCGACATCTTTAGTACCGCGCACAAGCGCTTCTAAGGCTTTGCGGTAGTCCGTGTCGGCAATACCCGACGCTCGACTCATTGCGCTGATCTGATCTTCTGTGGCTTTGACTTGTGCGTCTGATGCGTCAGTAACATTTTGCAGAGTTAGCGCCAGTTGTGCTTGCTCGGCTTCGTCTTCCATTGCTGCTTTAGTGGCAAGTGTAAGAGCTGTGGCTATGCCTGCGATTGCGGCTGCTGCCGGGACTGCGGCTTTTTTAATAGCAAACTGTGCTTTAGCAGAAGCGCCCTCGAGTTTTTGGAATTCTTTGATCGCCTTCTGGGTTCCTTTGGCGTTGAACTCGCTGATGATTGGAAGGATTACAGCCATGACTATTGTGCTTTCAAGTTCTGTCCGACGGCTTTACCGACGCGATCCACTAGCTGCTCCATAGCGCTGTTGAGATCTTCTTTGTGGGCTTCATATTGACGCCATACTACTCTCGATGAATCTCCGTACTTGGCTGTTAATGCGGCGCCCATGCGATTACTTGTTGAGAAGTCAAAGAATGAAGCTGCCGCGCCAGTCCATTTAATTGCAAAGGTCGTGAGGTTCACCGTGTTGGATCGGAACTCTTTAGGCGGCTTGGTGTTGATGTATGCCTTAACTTTGTGCTCGGTAGGCCAAGGGAACACTTGATAAGAGCCGCGCAAAGACCAAGATCGTTCCCAGCCCGACAAAGGATAATTAAGCGGTATAGCGGACTCAATATCGGCAACCAGACCAGCTGTAATCTTTTTGTAATCTTTAGTAATCTCGCGCCGTAGAGATTTATCAATTTTGTTCAGCTCTTTAAGCGCTTCTTTGAGACCGTAGACCTCTATCCGAGTTTCAATGCCGTCAGCCATGTCACCTCTTTTTGTTTTGTTTTTCTAGCACTGCGACAATGGTACTTAGGTCTCGCGTGTCGAAGGTGTCAGCGTAGAAAGTGGGAGCCCACCCTGTCGCGACTACAAGTTCGGCGAGTTGTCGCCTGTAGCCGCGTCCGTAGGGTTTGGGTCTGTTGAGTCTTCTCCGCTGATTTCAATATCTGGATTTTGTTTTAACCATTCGCGCCAAGTAGCAGGAAGAGTCTCGCCTTTAATGCCGAGCATGATGTGCGCCCAGCACGCCATATCGGATACGCCGATACCGCGACCGTCGGACGCTCGACGATTCTCTAGGCGTTCCCATTCAGAGATTGCGAAGAGGTTTGTGATAAGTAACTCTTTTTTGTCTCCGCGTGTGAGCGTGAGTTTGATCTTCATTGTGTTTCCTTTCGTCGGGCCAAGGAAGGCCGAAGATTATGGGTTTGTAGTGTCAGCCGAGAAGACGCCACCCATGAGAGTAATGTCAATCGATTGCAGCTCACCGAGCGAAGCCGAGATCACTGGAAGAGTCTCGAGATAGCAGTTGGTAAGTGTGAAGCCTGGGTTAGTTGCCGAGTCCACTGCCGAAGTTGGTTTGACAATGACAGTTGTCTTCGTGCCGACCAATGGTGCAAGTGTTGCGTAAGTGGCTGCGGCTTCGTAGCTCAAAAATAAGGTCAGGGTACATTCATTATCCTCGAGGCCCGCCGTGAAAGTGTTGGAAGTTTGGCCGAAGGTCGTGTCATTTAGAGCCGTAACTGTGCGATTTAATACGGCAGAGGAACACCAGCCCGTGAGTGCCGTGCCACCTAATGTCACTGTCGGATTTGAGAGGATAGTTGAAGTTGCCATTTGAGTTACTCCTTGGAAGTGTTGGATTTAGTTTGACACATAATGAGACCGAGAGTGTGGATTAGGCAGTCTGCACGACAGTTGAGACCGACAGCTCATAAGCAGGGAGCACCGAGCCACCGATATCTAGGTTTGTAGGGCGTCCAGAGACCACGCCGATATTGAGTGCGTAGATCTGGGCAAGGATATTGAGAAGGCTTTTTTGGGCGTCAAGGTTGCCCGGGCCTAGCGTAATGATCTGGAGTGTGAAGTTCAGTTTTGCGACATTGTAGTTGTAGCCGTCAATCGAGTCAATATTGACGAAGACGCTTGGCGGCGTGATATTGCGTGGATCGTTATTTACTTGTAGACCGCTCACCGTTGAGAGCTTTGCGACTAGATCGTCGTAGCCTTCGTTGAATAGATCCGTGTAGTTAGGTACAGGCATTAGGCGACCTGCGGACGATCAATCCCTAGCAACTGGCGGATCATTCCGTTTAGACCCATAACTGGAGTTACGCCCATATTTTGGAACGAAGCAAATTGGTCTACCGATCCGCGCTGGCGATACAGCGCGCCACCGTACATCTGTGTTCCTAGGAAGACATCTTGCGAAGGGACAGTTGTGAGCGAATCGACATAGCCTGCTTCCATTCGGCGTCTCCAGCAGAATTGTGAAGCAGCTGCGGCGCACACTGTTAGGAACGCGGCGTCGGCGGCGGTTGCTGTGCCTATACCAATCCAGTCCTCGAGATTTGCCGAAGTGACCCAAGTGCAAGTCTGCGTAATAGTTAGCGTGCCAGAAGCGGCAGTGCGCGTGACATTGCTAGCGGTCTTTGCAACCAGCACTTGGTTTGCGATCGGAATGTTTACATCGTAAAGAAGATCGCCTTCGGTATCTATGCCGACATAGAGGTACTGCGGTAATGCGCGGACTGTGTAAGTTCCGTTAAAGGTTGCATCTACCCCGGCAAGGACGACACTTGCGCCGAGTTCAATTTCTGCATCGGTAAGAAGTTGAACTACGGCGTAGTTGTCTATGAGGTATTTCTGCGTGACGCTGTATACAGCCATGAGCGGTAGCCCCGCTCTCGACTAAGCCTGTGTGATCTTGCGGATCATTCCACCGATTGCAGCAAAGGTTGAGACATAGCCATGAAAGCTCATGGTTTTGCCCAGCGTGCTAGGCGTGTCCACGCTCAACAGGCCCTGAATGCTTTCGTAGAACTCGTAAGCATCGCCTTGGCCTTGACCTACGCGAGTGATAATCATGGTCTTGTCAGCAAAGTTGCTGTCTACTACCAACTGCAAGCCGAGTGGCGTGCCGTTCCATGATGTTGCGCTTCCGCCGCCAAGTGCGTTCTGGCCTGTGAGACCTGCACCGATGAATGGAAAGATTGGGCGGTTGGTTGTGTCTACAAGCTGACCAAGTTGCGACCAAACATCAACCGAGACGAACATGTGTGTTGGCATCCAGTTGCGGTTGGTTGAGACATCTTTTGCCGAGTCATAGATTGACTTGAGCAAGTCTGCGACTGTTCCGTCCCAAACGCCGCTCGAGTTTGCTGCGGAGAGCAAGTTGTCTGCAGCCAAGTTGTCGGATGCGATCATGTATTCGCCCATCAAGTCATTCAAGATTAATGACATTGCTTCGGGGTTCGTAAACGAAATATCTTGAGATGATAAACTCACTTGTCCGGCAAGAGTGGTCTTGCTGATTGAGTTTGACGCAATCACCATTGTTGTCGCTGATACTGCAGACAATTCGGTGGACTGTGTTGCGACGCTTGTGTGTGTCGTAATTGTTGGACGAATGAAAGTCTTTGAGCGTCCACCGTCTGGAAAAGCGCGAGAGCCTACAGCTTCTACCGTCGGGCGCAAGAAGTTCAGATCTTGCACCAATGGCCCGAGCACTGGAACAGGCAAGAGGCCTGGGGTGTCCGAGGTAAGGACATCTCCTGCAGCTGCTTGAAGTGATGTGCGCTGTGATGCGGAGAACTCTGCTACTGCTTTGTTCATGTTTTGGAAAGTGTCGCCGCCGATGTGGTAGGCAGCCATAAACTCGCCAGCTGTTGGCAACTTAAACTCACGCTTTGGTTGTGCTGGAATTGGTGCAGTTGGAATAGTTGCTTCGACTGCTGGGACTGTTGCTTCGGACATGGTTTCGTTCTCCTGTGTAGGTTCTGTTTCTATAATACTTATTTCTTCGTCTTCGTGGTGGATACTCGCTGCGATGTCTGTGATGATCGCTCCAGCAAATGCGGGAACTGGCACCATAGACAACTCAATCCAGTCTGCTGCCAACACTGTTAGCGATCCGTCTTTGTTTGCTCGAGTCTTGGTTGGGTTTACTCCGACCGATACCGAGTCCAATACGCCGTCTAGGGCAAGCTGTAGGGCTTCGTCTCCTGCGGCGGTTTTGCTGATCTTGGCGCTGAATAGCATGCCTTCTGGGGTGTCTACGCGCTCGGTCACAATGCCTATGGCTTGATTGCTGTCATGGTTCATGTATAGGCGCGGCGCTTTGCCTTCGATTGGCAGACTGCCTTGCTCAAAGATGACTTCGGTGCCGTCGGCGACTGTTGCCGCCACGCCGTAAGGTACGGCGATTCCTGTAATAGTTCTTGAAGGCGTGCCGTCTCCTGCAGCTGCATCAATGCTTACCGAAGGTGCTGTAAATCTAATCATTAGTTTGCGATCTCCTCTTGAGTGTTTTCTTCTACTGGACTGTCCATTTTGTCGGCTAAATAATTTTCTTCTAAATACGATTCGTAATCAAAGGAAACAAAAGTTCCGTTAGGCAAAACATTATTCATTGACAATGTTTCTGCGATTGCGTCTGCATAAAGCTTCACGCCAAAGAACAGCAAGTCCATGCGAGCCTGCTGGCTGGACTGATATGAATATGATCCTGTAGATACACCGATCAGGTATGGCGGAACATTGCCAATACGACCGCCAGTTTCTAATGCGCTGTAGTTAGCGGACTCAATGAGCAACATTTTGTCTGGACTCATCGTTGTGGGTTCGTATTTTAGAAACTCGTTAAGAGCCGCAGTCTGATTAGTTGCTCGAGCACTATTAAACGCGGCAGCAAGATCAGCCAATTCTTGCGCGCTCAAAGGCTCGCCACCAGTCTGCATCAAGACGCCAGCCGGAATTGAACTGCTCGCATTGCGCGCCCTTGCGTCTTGAATCTTGATTGCTGTCTCGATTGCGGCTTGTGATGAGTAGACCATGCCTTGTGTTGGCGACAAAAATTGCACAAGGTTTGCAGGGTCTATTTGTCCGCCTTGAAAATAAACTTCTTTAGAAGGTGCAAACCAGACAGGCCCAGCCATATCGGTCGTGGTCACTGATCCTGCTGGGAGCCTTGAGAAACTTGCGGGATAACCGTCGGCAGTGCGCGAAGTGATGTACCAAAAAGCGCGACCATAAAAATAAAGATCGTCAAAAGTCCATGACATTAAAAAGTTGTAGGGAACGGTTGGATCGGGGCGACGCAACCAAGATCGGGGGGCGATATAGACGCGCTCCATTTCTTCGCCGTTCCACATTTCGTTATACATCTGTAATGGCATGCAACCAATAACCGATGCAAGTAGATCGCGTGCGCGTGAGATCGCAGGAATCGAGATTGCTTCTGCACGAAGTTGGCCTTCTCGGTAGGTGTAATACTGACCGATCATGTTTGCGCCAACATTGCTTGAGTTGTAGCCGGGATTCATTGCTCCAGCCGCCGCAGCTTTGGCAGGCGGTGGGCTGATTGCAGCCTTGTTTACTTTGCGATCAAAGATTCCCATAGCACAAGATTACACATTGCGCGCGGATTGTGGTGGCACTCGCTCGGTCATCTGCGGTATCCCGACGACAGGCAAGCAAGCGAACGAGTGCCAAGTAGATGTTACTGATTTACAGTGACGAGCATTGGCTTCTGGGAATTGCTTGGGCGTGCAGCTGCCGACGCTCCCCAGATCATCGTCCGACACAACTCAATCGGGCCTGCCGACTTTTGTGATGAGACTGCGATTGAGCCTTGAGTTCTGACCATGACCGCGCGACAGACATGCTCGGCGAGCATCGCTTCGCCAGTGTGCACGAGCCGACCTTCGGAGATCATATTGCGGACGATCGGCGTGTATTGCAAGATCTCTTTGTAGCCCATGACAACGCGCCGACGCTCAAAGACTGGCGGACAGTGTGCGTCAATGGTGGGCGAGAAGATGAACTTAATCGCAGGATCAGCCGCCGCTAATGCTCCAACATGAGCCCACAATTCTTTGGCGGTCTCTGCAGTGAAGGCGACCGAGACACAAGTACGACCGTCACCAAGAGCGACCGACTTAGTAGCAAAGTAGCGCGACTCGTCCATTGATGCCTCAACGGAGATGACGCCGCCAGAAGGGATAGGGCCGTGGTACTCAAGATCAGGCCAGAGGTGGGTCTGAATCCACGACTGGGTTGATGCGATCCACATATTGAGCGATGAGCGCAAGAAGTTTGAGCGGTCTGGATCTTGGGATTCGGCGCGCAAAGTGTCGAGCGTCAAAGTGTGTCCGAGTGCCGGGTTCCCCCACGACCACGAAGACTCGAGCATTGGATCTACCGTCGGCGGCGGGCTCCATTCCGCAAAGTAGAAGTTAGAAGGATTATTTGTGTCAATTAGTCGAAGCGCGTTCTCTCGATGTCTGATAAATAATGCGCTGGACTCGGTGCCAGCAGTGCTGAATAAGGCCATGTGAGGCGACCTGCGAACGCGTTGAGTTGGGATAAGTCCAGCCATTGTGATCTCGGATATGTCAAAGATTTCGTCGCAAACGATTAGATCTAAAGACATGCCGTGACCGATAGAAGGGTTTGCCGCGCGCACATACCAGCGAGATCCGTCTGGCATTGTCGCCGAGTTCCGACCAAAAGACTTCATGATTTTTGCGCCGTAACGGTTCTCGAGGATTGGTGCGACCTCGTCAAAGAGAAGACAGGCGAGCGACAGAGTGTGAGCTGTAGATAGGACTGTTTGTTTAGTGCCTCGGATCTTGGGCATCTCGATCAGCCAAAATAATATGAGGCACTGGATAAGAAGGGTCTTCCCATTTTGTCGAGCCACCGAGCAAAGTGAAGATCTGTGCACAAGATCATCTTCTCCGTCTGGAGCATGGGTGAATCCCAATGCGCGCTCAAGATAATGAACCTGCCAAGGCATGAGCTCTACATGAAGAAGCTCTAAAGCCATGTCCCCCACAAGTCCAGCCCATGAGCCGTCACAGTCTGGAACGATCGTTTCAAGTCTCGGCTGGTCGTGGCTAGTTACCGCCAGTTCAGGCTGATCCTGACTAGTTGGGAGAGATACAAGCA